ACCAAGAATTCCAAATAATTTAGATTCTTGTTTGGAAATTGCATCAATTCGTTTACCTGCGTATTTAAATAATTCAGAAGATGCATCAACAACTTTAGTACAGCACAAACGATATACAATGAAAGATATCTCTAGATTGGAAGATAGACTTTCAAATGTTGAATATTATACGTCACTATCTTTACTGGAAACAGATACTCAAAATTTAACTATAAGAGATTCTACAACGAGATTGGATAGATTTAAATGTGGATTCTTTGTTGATAATTTTAAATCTTATAACGGTGGTGAAATAACAAATCTAAATTATAAAGCAAGTATTGATACTGCTAGTGGATTATTAAGACCAACCCATTATACAACTTCTATAGATTTACTTTTGGGTTCTGAGGCAGTTATTGGAATTGGGCAGACATCAAATCCAAATGCCGATTTACGTTTTGTTAGTGATTTGGGTTCTCCAAACATAAAAAGAGTTGGAGACGTTGTTTGTTTAAATTATTCAGAAGTTGAATATGTAAAAAATGAATTTGCTACAGATAGTGAAAATGTAAATCCTTTTAATGTGATTAACTGGATTGGATCAATTCAATTAAATCCATCAAGTGATACTTGGATTGATACTAGAAAAACAGAAAGAACTTATGATATTGAAGGTGACTATAGAACAACAGTACAGCAACTTGGTGTAGATAGTAATACTGGACTTTCTCCTATAGATTGGGGTGCATGGGAAACTACTTGGACTGGAACTAATACTTCTAATGGACCATCTTTGAATAGAATACAAACTGGAAGTAACACTTGGTTATCTAATCACAATGATCCAGGTGGCGGTAGAAGAATAGTGACTGATACTTTTACCACTGTAACAGATTTTATAGAATTTAGCAATCAAACAGTAACTACAACAACAAATCAATCCAGACAAGGAATTCAATTTGGTGTTACTGAAAGATTTGATTCCACAAATCTTGGAGATAAAGTAATTTCTAGAGAAATCATAACAACAATGAGATCTAGAAATATTGAAATTATTGCTAAAAGATTAAAACCATCATCAAGAGTTTATGCATTTTTTGATAATGTTGATATGACATCATATGTCATACCAAAATTAATTGAAGTTTCAATGTCCAATGGAACTTTTACTGCTGGTGAAACAGTAGTTGGATCTCTAGGTTCAAAATCTATTAGATTTAGACTTTCGACACAAAATCATAAATATGGTCCATATAATTCACCAACAGAAACATTTTTAACAAATCCATATTTACCAGAAAATTCTTTATCTAGTTCATATTCATCGACAACTACATTATTAAATGTTGATACTGCAAGTTTGGAAATGCAGGCATCGTCTGGTTTTTATGGAAGTATCGCAAAAAATATGAGATTGGTAGGACAAACCAGTGGAGCAATTGCAATTGTTTCGGAGGTGAGATTGGTTGCGGATGAAACTGGAGTTTTTATTGGTTCATTGTTTGTTCCAGATCCAACAATTCCATCAACTCCATCTTTTAGAACTGGAACAAAAACTTTTGTCTTGACATCAAGTTCAACAAATTCTTTAGTAATTACTTCAGATGAAACTACAGCAGAAACTAATTTTACTTCTGCTGGATCTTTGGATAATGTTGAAAATTCTACACTTAGAATTAGAAATGCAAATGTTGAAAGAATTCCACAAACAGATGCACGAACACTTACCGATATTGACACTAGGTTAGTTGCATCAAATACGTCAACAACAACAACATCGACATCCACCAGATGGGTAGATCCATTAGCCCAATCATTTGAAGTTGCGGATAATAATGGGGTTTATATTACAAAATGTGATATTTTCTTTAGAACAAAAGATACAAGAGGAGTTCCAGTAACACTCCAAATTAGAACGATGCAAACTGGCCTCCCAACTCAAACAATTTTACCATTTGGAGAAGTTACACTAGATTCAAAAGACATTAGAACTTCTGAAGATGGCACTATCGCAACTACATTTACTTTCCCATCTCCAGTTTATTTGGAAAAAAATGGTTCTGGATATTCAATTGTATTAGTTTCTTCTTCTAATGCATATAATGTATGGATTTCGAGAATGGGAGAAGCAGATAAAGCAAATCCAAGAAGAGTTGTTTCTCAACAACCAACTCTTGGAGCATTATTCAAATCACAAAACGGAGCAACTTGGACTCCATCAGATTTAGAAGATTTGAAGTTTACCTTATATAGAGCAGATTTTGTGACTTCACCAGCATCATTTAGATTTTATAATCCAGATTTATCTATTGGTAATAATCAAATTGTAGCATTGAGAAAAAATTCACTAAATGCCTATTCAAATTCAGCATTAATTGGTTTAGGAAAGAGTTTATCTACATCAGAACAAAACTCATTGGTCGTTGGAAATACAATTAGCCAATCAACTAATACTAATTTTACTTCAAATCTTAATTCTCTTGTTGGTGCAGTTGGAATTGGATCAACATTAACCTTGTCAAATGTTGGTTCTGGATTTACAAGTGGAGCAAAAGTATATTCCAATATAAGTTTAGTGTCATTAACAGGATTTGGCAGAAATGCAAAGGTAAATCTTTCAGTTTCTTCTGGTGTAGCAGTTGCTGCAACTATTACTGATGGTGGTTCTGGATATGCTGCTGGTGATACATTGACTGTAAGTTCCACAAATACAGACAATCTTGGAAAAAATCTTATTTTAACTATTCCAAATAATGTTGGGATCATTTCAGCAGTTAACTCTATTGTTGTTGAAAATATACAGGGAAAAGTAGACACAACAGGAACAAAAACAATTACAAATAATGGATCTGCTATATCTGGAGCAACAGTAACTAGTACCAATAGTGTTACTGATGGATTGCATCTTAAAGTCAATCATCAAAATCATGGAATGTATTCACCAATCAATCAAGTTAATTTAAGTGGAATTGAATCTGATATTGCCCCAGTTAAATTGTCTGCTGATTATTCTTTTAATTCCACTAGTGACATTACATTAAATTCAATTGGCACTTTAGCAACATTTGAAAATGTCAGTGTTGGTCCAAATAATCCAGGATATGTTATTATTGATAGTGAAATTATTAGATATACAGGAACTAATGGAAATACTTTAACTGGCATTAGTGGTGGAAGAGGGGTTGATGGTACGATTCCGTTAGGACATGTAGCAAATGCACCTGTATTTAAATATGAATTTAACGGTATTTCACTTAGAAGAATCAATAAAACACACAAATTCACAGATGTTGATTTGGTAACATATCCAATTGAACTTGATTCTTATCATATAAAAATAGATCAAACAAGATCAGGAACTGATAGAAGCACTGGAAATACTAATGGTTATCCAGAACTATTCTTCAATCAATCAAAATCTGGTGGAACATATTTATCAACTCCAACTCTTGGTTCGTTCAATGGACCAAAGGCAACACAAAATATTACATTTAATAGTATTAGACCAAATATACAAACATTATTACCAGAAACAACATCAGTTGGGGCAAAAATTAGAACAATAACTGGAACAAGTGTAAATGGAACTGAAATTTCATTTGCAGATAGAGGATTTGAAGATATATCTTTAACTTCCACCAATCAACTAAGTGAAACTTCTGCAATTTATTCCAAAGTGAATGAACTTTCAAATTTAACTGATTTACCAGGAAATAGATCATTTACTATGGAACTCACATTATCAACAGGTGATAGAAAAGTATCTCCAATGATTGATTTGCATAGAGTAAATATAATCACAACAATGAATAGAATCAACCACCCTGTTTCTGATTTTACTTTAGAACCAAGAGTCAATCAACTGAGTGGTGATCCAAATTCCGCAATTTATGTTTCAAAACTTGTAAAATTACAAAAATCCGCAGATAGTTTAAAAGTTCTCTTTGATGCTTATAGACATTCAACAAATGATATTAGAGTTATGTATAGATTGCTTAGAAATGATACTCCAGATTCACAGCAATTATATGAGTTTTTCCCAGGATATGATAATCTTGACGAAAATGGAAATGTAATCAATTCTTCAAAAAATAATGGAAGGTCTGATAGATTCGTTCAAGCATCAAACACATTAAATGATTTTGGTAATTATGAATTTACTGGAAAAAATCTTTCTCCGTTTAATGGATTCCAAATCAAAATTATTATGACAGGAACAAATCAATCATATGTTCCTTTAATTAGAGATTTGAGAGCAATTGCAACAGTATGATACCAGTAGAAGGGCATAAAGGATTATATCGTGATGAAAAATCAAACGCAATTGTAAATTGCAATGATTATGAATATCAAGAATATTTGAAAGTTAAAAATTCATCATTGGATGAAAAAACTGAAATTGAAAATTTAAAGACTGAATTGACGGAGATAAAATTATTGCTAACAAAACTATTAGAAAACAAATCCTAAATATATTAGGAAAGATTTTATCTAGTTCTCATAATGGCAATATATGTAGCTAATATAACAATTCCAGGAGGTGCTGATTTTCAGCAAACATTTTTTCTTGAATCGACAGCAAATACTCCACTGAATTTAACTGGATATACTGGATATGCAAAATTGAAGAAATCACCAGCATCATTAAATACTTCTGCTACTTTTATAGTTTCTTTTCCCAATAGAACTGATGGGAGAGTTAAAATTTCTTTAGGTTCAACTACTACATCATCTTTAAAACCAGGAAGATATTGTTATGATGTATTATTAGATAGTGGAACATCGAAAACAAGAGTTGTTGAAGGAAGTGCATTAGTTACTGCTGGAATTACCACTGCATAAAAACTATGTCAGACATTAGAGTAAGGACTAATTCGGACAATTTAATAAAAGTAAGACTTGGTGCGGATAACGCAAACAGAGTAGTTTCTGCTGTTGCAAATTTAAAAATGAAACTTTCCGATTTGGATGATATTAACGATTCTTCGGGAATACCAAATAACTCTGTACTTGTCTATAATTCATCAACAGAACAATGGAATCCATATCCATTTATTGATGGCGGTACATACTGATAAATAATTAGAGTTTTCAATTAAATAATGGCTCAACCATCAACTCGTCAGGGATTAATTGATTACTGTTTAAGAAAACTTGGATATCCTGTTTTAGAAGTAAATGTCGATGACGACCAAATTGACGATTTGGTGGATGATGCTATTCAATATTTTAATGAAAGGCATTATGATGGTGCAGCAAGAGTATATTTAAAACATAAACTTCTTTCAGGAGAAAGAGAAACAATAAGAACAGATAAAACAACATCTACAGCAAATTCTCAAGTTGGAATTACAACAGTTGTATATGAAGAAACAAATAATTTTATTCAACTTCCAGATACAATTATTGGAGTAAATAACGTATTCAAATCAGATGCAAATACTATATCATCTGGTTTGTTTAATATTAAATATCAAATATTTTTAAATGACTTATATTATTATGGTGCTCTTGATTTATTAAATTATGCAATGGTAAAGACACATTTGGAAGATATTAGTAGAATTATAACTCCAGATGTTCAATTGAGATTTAATAAAAAACAACATAGATTATATCTGGATATTGATTGGGCAATGGTAAATGAAAATAGTTACATTATTGTTGATTGTATTCGAATTGTAGACCCATCAGACTTTTCAGCAATATATAACGACTGGTGGTTGAAAAGATATTTAACAGCAATCATTAAAAGGCAGTGGGGACAAAATTTAATCAAATTTAATGGTGTTCAACTTCCTGGTGGAATTACGATGAATGGTGAAAGAATATTAAATGATGCGATTAGAGAAATTGAAGAACTTGAAAGAGAACTCAAGACAGATTACGAATTACCTCCAATGGATATGATAGGATAATGTCTCCACTAAATCCCTATTTTTTACAAGGTTCTTCAAGTGAACAAAGACTTGTTCAAGATTTAATCAATGAACAATTGAAAATGTATGGGCAAGATGTTGTATATATGCCCAGACAGTTGATTAATGAAAAAACGATTATCAAAGAAGTTTTAGTATCAAAATTTGATGATAGTTTTAGAATTGAAGCATATATTTCAAATTTTAATGGATTTGGAGGACAAGGAGATATTTTATCAAAATTTGGTGTAAAAACGAGTGATGAACTAACTCTTATTATTTCAAAAGAAAGATATGAAGATTTTATATCTCCATTTTTATTAGATGACCAAGACATTAAAGTTGCAACAAGACCACAAGAAGGAGATTTAATTTATCTTCCAATTGATAATGGTCTTTTTGAAATCAAGTATGTTGAAGGAAAAGTTCCATTTTATCAGTTAAACAATCTTTATGTTTATGAATTAAGATGCGAAATCTTTAGATATGAAGATGAACTTATCGATACTAGTATCGACGAAGTTGATAGGTCTGTTCAGGATTTTGGTTATATTCAAACCATTACTATGGTTGGAGATACTGCAACTAGAGCAACTGCAACTATTTCGATTGCTTCTACACTAAACAGGTCAGTTCAATATATTGATTTAATTAATGATGGAACTGGTTATCTATCTACTCCAATAATTCAAATCTCGAAAGCACCAGTAGGTGGAATTGATGCAACCGCTGTTGCCATTATGACTAGTAAAACAGGAAGAACAGGAGATTCGATTGATAAAATTCTCATAGTTAACCCTGGTGTTGGTTATACACAAGTGCCATCAGTTACAATTGTGGGACAATCTGGTTCTGGTGCAATTGCAACTGCTGTGCTTGCTTCTGGAACTTTGGGAATTGTAACTATTACTTCTGGTGGTAGTCAGTATTCATCTCCTCCTGTTGTTTCTATATCCACTGCTCCTTCTGGTGGAGTAAATGCAACAGCAGAAGCAGTCTTAACAGTCACTGGAATCGTAACAGCAATTCGATATACGAATGCTGGTGCTGGTTATACTGTTACTCCAACAATTACACTTACAAGTCCAATTGGAATTTCTACTGGTAATTTTGAGTTCAATGAAATAATCAGAGGTGTTTCTACTGGAACTACTGGATATGTGAAAGATTGGGATGCGGATACAAGAATTCTTAAAGTTTCTATAGTTGGTGGGAACTTTGCTAATGGTGAATTGATAGTTGGTGCAGCAGCAACACATA